TGCAAATCCAGACGATTGTGAACTCGCTAGAGCACGATGTTGACGTTAGAGAAAATGCGTATAGAATGATTAAGGCGCTTTCAGTTATTCGCACTCATTTCCAGAGTATCGCTGATACGAAAGAGATTGAGCGCAAACGCTGGAAGATTTTGTAACTTTTGACGGGTGAATATGGACACGACTCCTAACGGAAGTGGACCGCTGAGTGTTGACGGTGCAGCCAACGCGATTCTTGGGTTGATGGGACCAGAGGAAGGTGACGAACCGACTCCCGAGGTTTCACAGGAGCAAGAGCCGCAGGTTGAGCAGGAGACGCAGGAAGTTGAGGAAACCCCGCGCTACCGGGTGAAAGCCGCAGGTGAGGAACGCGAAGTTTCTTTGGACGACCTGATTAAGTCTTACCAGCTTGGCACTGATTACACGCAGAAAACCCAGGCGCTTGCCGAGCAGCGAAAGGCTATCGAGGCCGAGAAAGCTGCGGTAGAGCAAGCAAAGTCCCTCCGCGATCAGTATGCACAACGACTGGAACTTATCGAAAAGGTTCTATCGGAGCAGAACAAGACGGAGGATATTGAACATCTGAAAGAGACTGACCCTATTGGGTATGCTGTAAAGGTTGCCGAACTTTCTCAACGGGAGAAGCAACTAACTGCCGTTCAAGCCGAACGCTCTCGCCTTGCCCAACAGCAACAAGCGGAGCAACAGCAGCGACTGCAAGAGGTGCTGGCTCAAGAAGCTGAGAAGGTTGCCCAGGCAATTCCTGAGTGGAATACCGAAAAGGGAGAGGATGTCCGTAAAGACATTCGCACTTACGCGAAAGGTCTGGGCTTCTCGGATCAGGAACTTTCACAAGTCTATGACAGCCGAGCAGTGCTAACGCTCTGGAAGGCCGCGCAGTACGACAAGCTAATCGCTAACAAGCCAGAGGTCACTAAAAAGGTGTCCGAGGCTCCGAAGATGATGAAGCCCGGAACTGCGAAGGTATCGAATCCAGAATCGGATGCGCTGAAAGCTGAACGAAACCGCTTGCGTAAATCTGGCAAGGCCAGGGACGCAGCGACCATCTTTGAACGATTCTTGGCATAGGAGCAATCATGCCCACCTTTACCGCACATACGGCCATCGGCCAGCGCGAAGACCTTATCGATGTCATCTATGACATCAGCCCTACCGAAACCCCGATCATGAGCACTCTGGCTCGCACCAAAGCGACCGCAGTGTTTCACGAGTGGCAATCGGATTCCCTGGCTGCTGCAACTGCTGCTAACGCTGCCGTTGAAGGCGCAGACGCTGTGTCGGCAACCATCAGCCCGACGACCCGTCTTGGCAACTACACGCAGATCGTTCAAAAGACGATTCAAGTGTCCGGCACGCTCGAAACTGTCAACAAGGCCGGTCGGCGCTCGGAGAAGGCTTATCAGTTGTCGAAAGCCGCTGCTGAGTTGAAGCGTGACATGGAAACCATCATCACTGCCAACCAAGGCCGTGACGCTGGTTCGTCCACCACTGCTCGTAAACTCGGGGCGATTCTGTCGTGGATCAAGACCAACACCTCGAAAGGTACGTCTGGCACTGACCCGACGACCATCGGCGTATCGACCCGTTCCGACGGTGCTACTCGGACCTTTACCGAGCAGCTTCTAAAGGACGAAGTCGCTGCGGCGTTCGAGTCGGGTGGTAATCCGACGATGCTGGTTCTCGGTTCTGGTCTGAAGCAAAAGGTTTCCTCGTTTGCCGGTATCGCTGCCCAGCGTTACATGGCTCCTGGTGACCAGCCGACGACGATTATCGGGGCGGCTGATGTTTATATGAGCGATTTTTCGACGCTCAGCGTGGTTCCTGACAGGTTTATGCGTACTCGTGACGCGCTGCTGATTGACCCGGAATACGCAGCCCTTGCGTATCTGCGTCCGTTTGCAACGACCGATCTCGCAAAGGTCGGTGACAGCGACAAGACTCAGTTGCTGTGCGAGTTCACGTTTGAGATGCGGAACGAGGCTGCTCATGCCGGAATTTTCGATCTTAATGCAGCTCTGTAATTGACCGTGTGCGCCCCTGCCTAACGGTGGGGGCGTTTTTATATGCCAAGACTATTCTCTGTAAACGAAGGTGCCATCACTGTCGCTCACGAGACGGACGACGGTGTGATATTGGAAACTCGTCAGGATGTTTCCCATATCATCGAGGCCAACAAGAAAAAATTTAATGAGACTGCCAATAAGTTTGACGATGTAATCACACACATTGCTCGTCTTCCTTTGACGGTCATTGACGACCTGAACCGCAAGCGGGTGATGCAAGGGTTCAAGGTCATCGACCAGAAGGCGTTTAGAGCCTTCCTCAACCATCCTGACAACCGATTCTTTAGAACTCATCCGGGGCACATTTGAAAGTCGCTATCTGCGTACCGTGTCGAGATGAAGTGATGGCAGGGTTCTGTTTCGACCTTGCAAGGCTGTGTGCGTACGAGGCAAAGCGAGGCGTTAACGACATTCAGTTGTTGCAGATGCCTGGGACGCTGATCTTTACCCAGCGCGAGAAGCTGGCGCAAGAGGCTCTTGAGTGGGGTGCGGATCAACTGTTGTGGATTGACTCTGACCAGCGATTCCCCGCCAACACGCTAGAAGTCTTGCAATCTCGGCAGGTTCCGATGGTTGGGGTTAACGCCACTACCAGACGAGAGCCAATCCTACCGACTGCGCTGAATCTCAAGATCGAACGCGAGATGCTGCAAGGTAAGCCTACAGGCGAGCCTTATCAGGTTTGGCACAAGGTTGAGAGCCGTGGCAAGAAGGGAATTGAGCAGGTGACAGCGGTAGGGTTTGCTTGTACACTTGTCAACAAAGAAGTATTCGAGAAGGTTCCGCGACCGTGGTTTGACGTTATCTGGACGGATCACGGCAATGTAATCGGAGAGGATGTAACTTTCTGTGTCCGGTGCATGGAGAACGATATACCTGTCTGGGTGGATCACGAGTTGTCGATGCACATCGGACACATAGGGGTCAAAACATTCGGTTGGGATGACGTAAAGCATGGCCCTAACGACCTACAGCGATCTGCAAAGCGCAATCGCAAGCTATCTCGCAAGAAGTGATCTGACCAGTCAGATACCGGATTTCATCCGTCTGGCTGAGATTCGCTTGCGGAGAGAGCTCCGCATCCGGCAGATGCTTCGATCTGTCACCACCTCCACGACTGGTGGCGACGACACGGTGCAGCTACCGTCTGACTTCCTACAAATTCGCGATCTGTACACGGATGGTGAGCCGGTTTACCCGTTGAACTACATGACGCCGAGCCTCTTTACTCGCAACTCCCGCAGTTACGAGTCAGGCAGGCCGGTGGACTACACGATCCTAGCGGATGAGTTCAAGTTTGCTCCGACGCCTGATACCGCGTACACCTTGGTGATGCTGTACTACTCTGCTCCTGCGTTTTTGTCAGACACGAACACCACGAACGTCTGGACGGTGAATGCGATGGACTGTCTGCTGTACGCAAGCCTGGGAGAAGCCGAACCGTACCTTATGAACGACGCTCGATTGCAGGTCTGGGGTGCGCTGTACAACAGGGGGATTGCTGCGCTATCGGAGTCGGATGACAAGGCAGAGTTTTCTGCTAGCCCGTTGGTAATGAGAGTGGCGGCACGATAATGGCACTTGTACTGAAGGACCGGGTAAAAGAGACAACCAGTACACAAGGGACTGGTACGCTGACCCTGTTGGGCGCTGTGCAGGGATACCAAGGGTTCTCGTCTATCGGCAACGGCAACACGACCTATTACTGCATTCAAGGGACTGTTGACTGGGAAGTTGGTATCGGAACGGTTGGTTCTGGCACGTTGACCCGAGACACGGTGCTTGCAAGCAGCAACAACGGCAATCTTGTTGGATTTGGTGCGGGTGTTAAAGATGTGTTCTGCACATACCCTGCTGGCAAGTCCGTAAGCACTGATAGTTTGCCGGTGACGGGTGAAATCAATGGTGCCTCGCCTAATGCCACGGTAAACGTCGCAAGTCTTACTGCTGCTGTCACGACGGCAACTGGCGATATTGCGATTGTTCCGAAAGGAACAGGGGCGAAACTTGCACAGGTTCCAGACGGAACCACG